TGGGCCAAAGCGACCCTGCCAAAAGCACCGGAAAAAGCGCACGTTGCACAAGCCGCCATTTATAATTACGCGCTGAACGTGACACCATCGATCTGCTACATAGCTGATCACGATGCTGTAATGTTCACACCATTTAATTGTGATGAATTGAAGGCGGATGCGTTGGCTGATGCTGTTGAAGATATGCGGCAAAAAGCCCTAATCCGGCAAAATCTGTTGCGGGTTAGCACCGATCCAAAAGTGCTGGCCAGCTTCACCGATCCAGACTGGTCACATATGTACCAGTGGAAAATAGAAGATGAATATTTAGAAAAGGCGAAAAAACTATGGAAGCTGTAAAACTCGACAAAGCATTAAGCGATTTCCGCAGTGCGGCAACTGTTGGCAAATCTGGCAAAAACCCGATGTTTAAAAGCCAATATAGCACCTTGGGTGATGTGCTATCTGCGCTTAATAGCATCGCTGATTATGGGCTGGCATTTAAGCAATATTTTAGTGACGATTGCTTGGTTACTATGGTGTCGCATATTGAGACCGGCGAAAAGTTCACCAGTGCTATTCCGATCCGGCCAGAAAAGAACACACCGCAATCATACATCAGTTGCGTGACATATCTGCGCCGCGCCAGTTTGATGACGATGTTCGGGTTGAATGCTGACGACGATGATGGTAATTTGGCAAGTGGTATGGCGCGTTATTCCTCCCGTTCGCGGCCAACCGATAAGGCACCGGCAGTCGCACCCACTTCGGCTGTCGGTGCCGCCTTTCCCAACATCGATGAAGAATTGCAGAAATGCAATAGCGTGCGTGATGTCAACGCACTTTACACACGCTTGTCTGGCCAGCGTGATCTGACGCCAGATGAAATTGATCAAATGCGTAAAAGAAAAGAGGAATTGCAATGAGTGATTATGAGGACACAAATCGGGGCGCGATCTTCAAAAATGATAAGACCGCTGACAACCAGCCGGATTACACCGGCAAGATCAATGTCGATGGCGTTGAAAAGCGCATAGCGTTGTGGATACGCGAAAGCAAATCTGGCAACAAATATATGTCAGCCGCCATCAGCGATCCACAGCCAGCGCAAAGCCAGCCGCAGGGTCAGCCGGTAACATTGGCACAAGCTGTTGATGATGCGATCCCGTTCTAAATCAAAACCAACACGCCGGATGCCGCGCTTAGAGCGTTGCATCTGGTGTGAAAAAAACGTGGATCTAAATGGCCACGATTATGTCTGTGACGGTAGCAAACAAGTTTTGCACGTCAACTGTTTCAATGAAAGATTAGGTATCATAAATGAAAATCGACAAAAACATACCTCTGCCACCTAGACGCGGCGCACATCGATCCAAGGCGGTCGCCTTTGCTGATACGATGCAAGCTGGTGACAGTGTGCTATTCGATGATATTCTTGACGCCAACAGATTGCGTGATGCGTTGCGCTATCGGGGCATCAAGACATCAATTCGCAAAGGTGATGATGGGGTGCGGGTATGGCGTTTATCTTAAAAGTGCCGACCAAAGAAGAAATCAAAGCCGCTTTGGAAATCCCAAAAGCAACCCCGCCACTTGATCGGCTAGGTCGGCGTAACACAGCAACCACGCCAAAAGCGTTGCTGATCGAACGTGTAAAAAGAGAGCAGTCTTAACTGCTCTTTTTTGCTTTTATGCTATCGACTACACCACCGCCGAAATAGAAACCCAAAATGATCAGCATCGCATAATTGATGCTAAACTGTTCCATCACTTTCGTGACCGCATCAGGATCGCCAAAGCCACTGATTGTCATCGACAAAACCAGCACATAACTAGCCAGAAACGTAAAACCGAACATCAAAGCCAGATATCTTTGCGCCAGCTTGAATGGTGCGTATGACTGCATCAACGCCACACGCTGTTCAGTCTTTGCTTTTATTTCTTCTTCTGTGCTGGTGTGCATATCATCAATCAGTTTCAAACCCTGCTTGATGACGCTATCTGATCCCAAAATCTTGCCTAATACGCCCAACATATTAATAACTCCAAACATTCGGGCGCGGTGCGCCGCCAAACGTGTCTAAATGCAAAAACCTTGCACTGCCTTTTTGCGCTACGCCAATGCCGGTAAATCCCATCTGGAAAGCCAGCCGCATCAATTCGTGCGCCTGTTGCCCATTGCACGCTATATCGACCGCACACCCGCGCGTATGGACTGACAGTTTGCCGGTCGGCTTGCTGGCTTCGATGCTGTGCTTCGGGCTTCTATAGCCGCTGGTGACGGTCATCGGCTGGCCATACACATCACGCAATTTTTGCAGTTTAGCCATAAATGCCGCCGACATATTGCATTCGCCGGTTTCACTGCACGCAAATTCCTGTTCGCTAAAATTAGGATACTTTGACCAGTCCATTCAACCGCCTCATTTCCATAATGACATCAACCGCTTTCTGCCAGCTATCAGCTTCGTTTTCAGCAGTGAAGCGTGTCGGATTAACCCGTTTAGTGTACTGTGATATGGCCTGTATTGGGTAGAAGATACATAGCCTTGTGTCGGGCTTAACCAGAGCGACAATATCGTAATCCTTAATCGTTGGTAAGCGTTTGTTGCCGCCGTGACCAAGCTGAAAATGGCAAGACGGGTTTCTACGACCCTTAGATAAAAGCGCGTGCGCTGTTTTAACTTGAATGCGTAAAAAGGTGTCATCTTTAAAAGCCAGTAAATCAATCGCGTCTTGCTGTGCCATAGACACCCGCCAGCCCATAGATAGGATAGCACTAGCCGCCGCATATTCTCCGATAAGCCCGATTGTAGTTGACACTCACATCGCCAATATCAGCCAAATAACAAAGCCTAGTGTCAGTGCAATACAGCCAGCAATCAACCCCCAAATAATTAAATCATCTATAAACTGTTGCCGCGCGGCTTCTTCTTCTTTGCGCCGCTTTCTGATTTCGCCCTGTAGCCGGATGATCTGTTGCCAAGCGTTCATCCCGTAATGCCCAATGACAAAATTACGCAATTCGTTTTCCATCTGTTCCGCTTTTTTTAGCGCGGCAAAACTTTCAAGTGCTTCTTCTTCAACCGATCCAAAGCGGCGTGATTTAGCTGTGGCGTGATATGTTTTAATGTTTTGTATCGCACCCATCCAGCGACCAAGATCGCCAGCCATACTTTCAATTTCCCGACCGGCGGCAATGCCTTTTTTCAGCACCGAATAGCTGGTGGTTGCTATGCCCAATAATGTGAGGGGGTCCATATCATCACCTGCTGACCGGCTTGCAAATCGCTTTCATTTTAACACGTTTGCCGTCAACAGACGATATGGCTGGCTGGTTATTTAAACGGTTGGCAATGTATAAACAGCGGTCAACATCCGCAAATGTTTGCGTCTGGCTGATAATGCCAGCCCCCATATAGACGACCAGCAAAAATTCGATCATCAGTCTTTAAGCTGATAAATAACAATCATCAGCAAAACAGTCTGGATCATATCTATATAAGGTACGCCGATCATTTTACTTTGCTCATACGATAAAGCCGCCAGAATACCAGCACCATAGCACCAAACGCGGCGGCCATACCAAACCAGTGTTCAAGTGCTTCGACCCATACTGGCGCGGTTATGCCGGTGATGACAGTCGCAACGTCAATTTGGGTATCGTTGTCCATTAGAGTGCATCAGGCCAATCATTGATAGGTGCGTTGCCATCTTCCGGCACATCCCATAATGCCATAAATGCGGTCATATCACTAGCCGCATCGATTGCTGTTTCTATGGTATTGCTGGCCGCACGCACATCACTACGATATTGAGTGACCGCAGACGGTACGTTATACGCTTCAACTTCAGTCGCCTTGATAACTTGCCAGTCAGTCGGTGCAAGCAATGACGCCGCTCTTTCTTTTGTGCGCTGTTTCCAGATGGTTTTCAGCCCGTCAGTAACATTGCCATCATCATCAGTCACATCGTCCAAACTCCGTTCAATCAATGTGCCATCAGCTTGCCGACCCCAATAAAATCTATTGTCAAATGGTGCTGGGTCATCTTCCCACACAAGGCCCATAGTTACCTTGTACTCATCTGACCACCGCATCCACGTTGCAGGGTGGGTGATGTTGTTGTCATCTTGCCAGCTTCTGCCAGCACGGATGATTTTACCATTGTATGTATATGCCATTGGTTATCTCCTATCTGGCGTTGGCGAATTTGAAACTAGACCCAAAGGCAAGGTAGATATAAGTATTCCCTGATGCGTTTGTTTCGCCATAAGTGCCGTTTCTAATCTTAAAGCCGTTGCTTAAAAAATCTGCAAACAAAACAGTGCTTGCACTTTCTGCGTTTGACAGGTTTGGAAACAAAAAATCGTTCATTACATTAAACGTGCTTCTTTCAGTGTCCATTATCCACCAATTTGTCGCCCCATTGTTTATGTTCTTTACCATAAGCCATTTTACAGAAAAATTTGTGAACACAAACGGCCCATCTGAGGAACCGTTTCCGACATATGAGCCGACCTTGCTGAAGCCTTCAACACTGTGGAAGCAGTAGGTAACGTGCGTTGCGCTATTTACGTTAATATGTGATGTTCCAGAACCTACTGTAAAAACAGTAGCTGATGGCGCTGTATCATTCCAAATACGGCTATCATCTGCTAAAGAATCAGTAC